AACCCCGTGGTCGGGCCGATAAGCGGTAGAGTAATGGAGATTAAGTATTTACGTTTCTCTTGCGGAATTGTTTGTTGTGGACAGCCAATTAAGGCAAGCCACCAATTAACCTTCGTAAAGGGACTGAAGTGCTCTTTTCTCTACTTATATTATTTTACCACGGGCCTGCTTTAGTAGTAAGGCCGGCGCCGATCACAAAACACGAATACGAGAGTGAATATTGATATTTCTATTCTTATTTAGGAATCCCATAATTTCTCTTAATCCTCGGAAGCAAGGTTTTGATACACTGTAACTTTCAATAAATGAAAGCTTACCGGGTATAACGAACCTTACTTTTGAATCATCAGGGGAACCCTCGTATTCATTGAGTCGTTCACCAATACGCTGGGAGAACTGTCTATCACGATTAACTGTGAAGACTCCAGCTTTATTGGCAAAATAGCTACTCCGTCCAATCGTTGTATTAATTAAACGATTGATTACTGCTTTAGGTCTATCGATATAGGGATACAATCCACCAAAGTGTACAGGGATTTCAAAACTCCTTCCGGACCTCTTAATAAGTTCGAAGTGGCGAAATTTAAAAAGTTTTAATAACTTTTTTTTATTTTCACCGTTTAGACCCATCTCTAGAAAGGTTTTAACCAATCCAGGGATAATGTCTGGAGTGTAACTAGTAATCTTCTGATCGTCGGTTTTAACCTGACCGTTCTGAAGAAGACCCCAGTTAACAAAAGGAATCCGTTCGAAAAGTTTGTTCTTATAAGAAAACCACTGACTATTAATAGTACAGTAGGTCTTCGAACAATAATTCTTTCCATAAGATGGTGTAAATCCGAAACTTCGGACTACTCCATCCCACACTTTGTACCCTTCTTCACTAGCGAAGAAGAATATATCGTCACCATTAATGGTGCACTCTTTAGAGAGACCTTCGGGACATAAGTCTCGAGCAAGACAATATGCTATATAATTCATATAGCATAGGATAGGGAAGGAAGTTAGAGAACCCATAAGTTGACCATTTTCTTGTTTTACCACTGAACCATCTTTATAATGTAAATTATGAAGACCGCTATTCTTGAGAAAAGAATTGTGATATTCCGCTGGTAACTTAGGAAGTAACAAGGTTACGAATTCTCTAATTATTCCTCTATCCAAATTGTCAGTTGCTGCAGTATAATCTCCACTTATTAACAAGGGGAGATCAAGTTCATTTTTGAGACTATTAAGAGTCTCAAGTACATTCTTGCCACGAGTCAGAGGGTAACATTTAAACTTACCCAAGGACTCCCACAGCCACTTCTGCACCTTCTTTATTGGAAAAAAGTTAGCAGGTTCAGCTGTGATAGTTCTTATTTTAAGTGGTTCAAGAATGGAATGAACTTTTACAGACGGATGTATACTATCGTAATCATTGAGACAAGAGTTTGGCTTGACATAAGAACTCGCATTGTTAATCATAGCGAACTTTCTTAGGTCTACCGATCTAGTACTCTTGAGGTTTAACGATAGTATACCTTGTGATCCACCTTTAGATAATGGATTCTCGAAACACGATCTTCTCGATAGAGAAGGCACACCGATTTCTTTCGGTCGAAAATCAGGGATAGATTCAATTATCCTCCTAACATTATCTGAAAAGACTAAGTAATCCTTAACCATCACATCCGACACAGGTGGATTCGAAAGAGTCTTCCTATGTTTTTCTTCACTCGTTTGAATGAATGAATCAGGAAGTGGGGGACAGTCTCTCTTTAGGTAGAGAAGACTGACCAGGAAACTTAGTGTTCTCTTCTTCTTTGTTGCACAGCGTCGGTTGAAATAAGAACTACAACCCAAGTGAAAATCAAAGAAGTGTACCGGTTCTACTGGTACGACTGGATCACCTAAATACTTATTCATTCGGAAAGATGAAAAGTATTTGAACGACTCGACCACACTAGTTATAGTGTGGGTCCTACAAAAGATAATCAGTCTTCTGTAAGCACTTCTGAACGACTCTAGTGGTTTAATGCCATAGAAGTTAAAAAAAGAGTATACGGACCTTAAAAGGTCGCGTAGAAAAGCTCTTTGTTCAGTTGTGTTTTGTGAATTAGCCTTGACGGTGTTAGCTATTACACCTCTACTAATTTGCATACAGGTCTTAATGGGTTTTTCTATTTTAGAAATAAGAGGCTCATTATGGACGGTGTTATTGATGCAAATCAATGATACTGTCTAATTAGACAGCAGTCAGATTTCATCTGTAAATCGTTACGATTTTAACAGATTTGATCTGAGTTAGATGAGTGGTT